CGAAGAATGGGATGCCCTCGCGCGTCGCCTCAGCAGACTTTCCGGAGGAAAGAACTGCGAAGCTGGCGACTACGAAGGTTTCGACCACTGTCATTCGTTACTTACCCTCTCCCTTCCACGAAAAGTTTTCCGGCTTTTGTATTCGTCCGTTTCGGAATCAGAAAGCCGGGTCATTGAAGCCATCTTCGATGCAGTCTCCCGTCCAAAACTCATTTTTGGAGACTGCATTGAGGAGCGTGAAGGGACCATGCCATCTGGATTTCTCGGAACGACCGTTACCAATTGTATTATCAACATGGGCAATTTTCGTTTTGCCTGGATGGCTCTTCACGACTACGACCACCATGCGCTTCTTAGCTACGATGATCATATCGTTAGCGAATTTTGTGGAGATGACAACATTTTTGAAGTTTCTGAGACGTACAAGGACCACTTCACACCCCAGTTTCTCAACGAGGTTTTTACATCCATTGGCTACAAGTATACGTCGGCTGACAAAACGGCACCCAAACCAACTCTATCGCCGCTCGTCAACCACACTATGCTTAAGCGTGGATTTCGCCTCGAAAAGCTCACTGGAATGTACGTCGGCCCTCTCGATCTTGAGAGGGTTCTTGAGATCCCAATGTGGACAAAAAGCAAGGCTCCGGATACTATTGGAGCCGACAACTGTTCTACCGCTCTTGGTGAACTCTCCCTCCACGGCGAAGAGGTCTTCTCTCAATGGGCCCCTAAAATTGAGAGATTCGCTCGTGGTTTCTGGACGCCCGCGACAATGCACTGGCAGACTGTTTTCGAACAGAAGGCCAAGTATTGTTCGTGGGACGCCCTGTGACCTAGCGGCAACAGCCGCAAAACGGGTGCGCCTTGGAAAAGTGCACTTTGTATATATTCCAGTTTTTAAAACAAAAACCAAAAACATGAATTCTTTACAATCACAAAACGACCCTGTCTCGCACTCAGAGGGCGAGACCTCCAAAATCTCTACCACGATCATCTCAGACGACGCTTCTAGTCAAGTCCAACGTACTAGCGCGTTTGTTGACGATTCCTTGTTCTCCAACATCAATTTTGATGGCGTCCACGACCTTCGAGCTCTCCTTGAACGTCCAGTGAAACTTCAAGGTGGCAACTTCACCAACCTTGACACCACACGCCTTTATAACGCAGACCCTTTCGCTGCCCTCATGACAACTTGGTCCACCAAGTTAGATCGTGCTCAGCTCATTCGAGCCGATGTTGAAGTTATTCTTCAGGTCAATGCAATGCGTTTCCAGGCAGGTAGATACATCCTCGCCTTCCTTCCTTCCTATGGTGAAGCCACAAACACCCCCAATTTCTCGGTCTATGAGAAAATGCACTCCGCGACCCTGTCCCAACTCACCCAACTTCCTCATGTGGAGATTGATCTAGCTTATGAGACTTCTGTCACTATGTTACTTCCGTGGCAAGGTGTCATCGCTGCATGGCCCAACCAGAGCACTATTACAAATGGAATCGGTTTTGGAAAGCTCATATTGTTTCCCTATGCCGCACTTATTCCTGAGCTCACTGCAGCATCAGCCGGCTATACCCTCTACGCCCGTTTCGTCAATCCAGTCGTCTCTATGCCAACTGTGGCCCAATCGGGTACGGAAATCGAACAAAAGAAAGCAGGTATTGGACCTGTTTCTGGTTTCCTCAACAAAGTGTCCAAATCTACGAAGATCCTTTCGCAGATACCCCTTGTTGGCCCATATCTCGGACAAATGTCCTGGGTTAGCTCCTTGTTAGGCAGCGCAGCCAGTGTCTTCGGATGGTGTAAGCCCCCAATTCTATCGCCACCCAACTTTGTTCAAACCAGGAAACTTGCCTATATCGAGGTTTCCGACGGGGCTTCTACAGCCCGACCCTTGGGAGGTTTCAGTACCAATTCAGTCCAACCTTACGGTGCTGGAGCAAATCCCAAGGAAGACCAGATGGACCTTTCTTACATCACCAAAAAGTACGCCCATCACGCAACTTACGCATGGACCACCGCGCAAGCTGCAGGGGATCAGATCTTCACCATCGATTTGAAACCCACCACCTTCCAAACCACTTACGGACTGGCTACGTTTAATACGCCAGTCGCATTCCCCACGTCCCTATTTTCAAAGTACAGGGGAAGCTTCATGTTCAAAATCAAACTTGTCAAGAATGAATTTTATTCTGGCAGGATTGGAGTTCTTTTCCATCCTTACGAGGTTGGCGCCACAACGACAACACTTACGACCGATCTTGGTCTGGCCTACAACAGGGCCATTATTGACGTTCGCAACACTCGAGAGTTTGAAGTTGTCTGTCCGTATTCGTCCACCTACGCCTTCCGCTACACCAACCAGACCTACGGGATGTTTGTCCTTTACGTCATCGATCCGCTCGTCTGCCCCGACAATCTTGCAGGGAACATTCCAATTCTTGTTGAGGTCTCGGGATGCGATGACTTTGAGTACGCAGACTACACGTGGTCTGGAACCCTACCAGTCCAACCTTACACGACCCAAGCTGCTCCTGAAGTCCCATGCGAGTGCTTCACTCTAGGCCCGCACCCTACACCGGGAGTGGCAGCCGACAAGGTAGCTATCGGAGAACGGTTCACTTCTCTCCGACAAGTTGCCAAGCTCTTTTGTTATCGTCAGAACACGTGGTCCTACGATTCGACCAAAGCACAGTATGTCAATCCTTTCGTTGTAACATTTGCTGCACAGCCTACGTCCTTGGCTACGGCATATACGCAACCGGAGATCTCCGGAGATGTGGCCAACCTTATTCTCTCTCTCTATGGTAGACATTTTGGATCTATGCGTGTTCAGTTCTGGCCAACTATCGGAACAGGAGCTTCTAAGTTCCAATACGGCATCGCGGACTCCGCATTCACAGCCACCCAGATTACCCTGACCAACTTTTCGTTCATGAGGGGCTGGATTTCCACTGTGGATGAAGTTCTCGATGTTATCATCCCCGCATTTACCCAAACAGCAGGACGAGCCCTCTCTGCTGTTCTGGGCAACGTAAATGCACCAACTCCGATCGCCGTTGCAGGCGCGTCGGTAGCACGCAAGTCTCTTGTGGTTCGCCTTTGGGATGGGACTGCTCCCAGCCAAGCGCATGTCACACGTCAGTTCTCCGACGACGGGTCTTGCACCGACTTCCTCTCAGTTCCCGGCACAATTGCTGGGTAACTGAGAGGATAACGCCGAAGCGTCTAAACTACTCTGAGTATGGCAACTCAGCTGGCGCAGCGCTCAAGCCACAAACGACCATGACTATGCATGTCCGTGAGCAACAACAGGTTATTGCTTCCATAAAATATTAAATACCAAAAACAATATAAAATGGAAACTGATGACACGGGAAATTTTTACCCTTAACCGTTTACTCGGTAATAGCCTGTTCGCAGGCTAGAGGGGTGTTTTGTACCAAATCATCAGCTCAGCTACCCAGCCAAGGGAATCCTAAAGACACCATCTTCTCGCCCACATTATTAGAGGGGATGGAATCTGTTCATAGAGGATTTGGCGCCCAATTTGAGGGTACCTGTGTCCCGCCTCTGCGGCC